GCCTATTAGCCTTGATCCTTCAACAGCGTTACCACAGACGTTTGGATTCACGGCCTTAACCTAATGCCTAACTACTCTGCTCGACAACAGAAACCAATGAGGAGAAGCCAAGCGCTTCTTGATGCCACTATCCGTGACTTTAGTGGTGGGTGGAATGTTGTTGATAATGATCTAAACCTATCTACAAAGTTTTCAAAGATTTTAGAGAATATGCAGAGAGGCGTTGATGGTGCCTTATCTGTACGCCCAGGAACAATACTATTCGCTGACACTTCTGAATACCTAGATGAGATCATAGGTTGTGAATATTACAACAACCATATTGTTGCTGTTGGTTCTAACGGTAAAATGGTCAAAGTTGATGCAAAAGGGACTGTCGCAGAGATTTGGTCTGATGAGTGGGCAAACATCTTAAAAGGCTCTCCAGATGGTTGGGGTCCAACATTCTTTGTATCGTTTGCCATTTTTAATGGTGAACTGATCGTTGCTAACGGAGTGAACAAGCCTGTTATAGTTAATACTAGTATGAGAGCAAGCTTTCTAAAAGACCTTGCTGATGATTCAAATGCATTTGTTCCAATTGCTCGGTTCGTCACAACGGCTGGACGCTATCTTGTATTCGCAGGCAGTCTAACTCCTGGTGAAGAAGATAGACTATTCATTTCGAACACAGACACCAGTGGCACGTTTGTTGGTGCCAGTGATCCAAACGATAGCATTACACTTGACCTTGGTTCCCGTGTTCCTAGTGGTTCGTCCACAATTAAAGGTCTTGGTAAGTTTCGTGATCAACTATTGGTTATGTTTGAAGAAGCTATTCTACCTGGAACACTTGGTGTCTTTTCCGGCACGGACCATGTTCCAACATTTGATGATGCAATTCAAAACGTAGGTGCACTTTCTAATAGAGTGATCCAGACTGTTGGCAAGAACATGCTCTTTACAGATGTAAATGGTGTGTCCACTGTCAAACGTGCTTTGATCACTGGGAGTGTTACAGAGGAGCGTGATTCCTATCTGATTGATCCTGAGATACATGATCAAATAAACAAGGTGGACTCCACAATAGCACTGGAAGATAAGACTTGGAGTCTTTGGGACAGTGCTCGCACTAATTATATGTTATTTATTCCAGATGGAATTACAGATGGTGCCATTACAGAGTGGCGTTGCTTTACATACAAGCGCGATGAGAAGTTAAAAATCGCAGCATGGCAAGATTGGCGAGGATGGAAATTCCGGTCTGGTTGTCGTTCCTCGTTAAAAGACATCTTTATGACTGAAGGGACACAAATCTTTCGGTTAGGTAATGAAGAACAAAAAGGAAAAGAAGTTGAGCGAGACTATGTAGGCTCTCAAGAGATGTTTGACGATGATACAGCTTTCGAAGATTATACTGGATTTTATCCAGTTGCAAATATTGCCGACAGTGGAGTACCTATACGTTTCATATGGGAACAGCCTTGGTCAGATAATCAGCAACGCTTCTTAACCAAAAGCAGTCGATACGTTAACTTCGATACTATTGGAGATAACAAGTTTCTTGTTGAAATGTTTACGGACAATATATACGAGGACAAGAGTGATTTCGGAGAGGACTTTGTAGAAGACAATCTAAAGTTCGATGACGATCTTGGCTTCGATGTTCCTGTTCTTGATCCAACATTGTCAATGACTTTTGAAGGCGGCGATGCTCCTGGGTTTGGTTTAGATGAATTTGGTGAAGACTTTGGTGGTGGCCGTACTACAGGCATAGAAAAGTTGTATGCATGGACGGCTAAATACAAGATACAAAAGCATCGTTTTAGTGGTGATGCTATCAAAGCTTTGAAGTTTGTGTCTATTACAATGGCTTATCAAAGAGGATCAATTAGGAGATAACAATGGCAAGTGATGTTGACGAAACCTTTCCCGCTGATGGCTCAAAAGTTAGTAAGTCTACGTTCAGAGCACAACAGTTGATTATCAAAAACGAGTTGGAAGAGCTACAAAAATTGACTCGACTTCCGTGGAAGATCGCCCGTGGCGATGTAAGTGTATAGGAGAAAGTAAATGGCTGATCAAATCGGTGTATTGGGGGAGTCAACTACAGCTACTGTAGCAACTACCACTGTATATACTGTTCCAAGTGCTAAAGCAGCAAAAGTTAAAATCATGTGGTCTGGAGCAAGTCACGGTTCTACTGGGACAGGTGATTTGACGATTACAGTGAATGGCATTGATGTTGCTGTTGTGTTGAATATGACTGCTGCAAGGTATTTACATTCAAACAGCACACTACTTGTTAACCCAGAAACCGCTGCTGCTCCAACAGGTGCCACAGCATTGTTGACAGTTGCTCCCGCACCTTTCGAGTATTACCTGTCCGCAGGTGATACGGTTACGTACACGATAGCAACGCTTGCAATGGTTGCAATGAAGTTCCAAGTGGTTGGCACTGAAATCGACGTTTAAGGATCGTAACTATGGCGACTAAAACACCGAATTTCTCCTTCGAACTGGTCGATTTTAATACTCGACCTTGGGGTAGTAAGGAACATGATAATTGGAGAATCATCGACGCTGTTTTCTCCAATTTTTTGACTGTCACAAATCTGAAAGGTGTTTGGCAGAATGCCATAGCTGTGACTGTTGGTCAGAAGTATGTAGACCCTGATCTTGGTACGATGTGGGAAGTGTTAACTGCTCACACAACTCCAAGCTCTGGTACTTTTGCTGCTTCACGTACTTCAGTGGATTCTAATTGGGTATCCTTCACTGTCGCTGTACAGACCAAAGGAGCCTATGCTCAAAATACGGTGTACAGTCCAAATGACTTTGTTACGTCAGGTGATAGATATGGGATTGTACAAAGTTCGTACACCTCAAATAACACGGCTGCAACCGCAGCACTTGGATATGATGCTGATGTAACCGCAGGCGACATCATCACCTTGCTTGATGTGAGTGACCAGTTAGATGTGAATTTCTCATCTAATGGGATGCTGGCAAGAACTGCTGCTGGTGCATACACTTCTAGGACAATTACTGGCGGGACTGGTATTGATCTAACCAATGGCGATGGTGTAAGTGGTGCTCCAAGTGTTGCTATTGATAGTACTGTAGCCACACTTACAGGTTCTCAAGCGTTTACTAATAAAACATTTGGCGATGGTACAACTTTCGGGGGGAGTATTGTATCCGATACTGATAGTACGGATGATATAGGTACTACGGGAGTACGTTGGAAGAGTTTATTCGTTGATGATATAACAACTACAGGATTAATCGCTGCTGGTGGTAATATTACAGCAACAGATTTGACCTTATCAGGTGATCTTACTGTTAATGGCACCACTGTAACGTTAAATGTAACAAACCAAGTTATCTCAGATAATCTATTCGAACTGAATAATGGCGCGACATCCAATGCCAATGACAGTGGATTTGTAATTGAGCGTGGATCAACTGGCGACAACGCACTATTTATTTGGGATGAGAGTGGTGACTTCTTTGCAGCCGGAACTACTGAAGCAACAGGAACCGCTACAGGAAACATTACTTATTCGTTTGCACCATTTAAATGTAGTGCAATAACAGCTACTAGTGGAACATTAGCAGGACTAACTTCTATTGCCATGTCCGCTGGTGCTGCTTTAACCGCTGGCTTCTTAGATGAAGATGACATGGCTTCAGACAGTGCTGTAGCTGGTGTTACACAACAAAGTACCAAGGCATATGTAGATTCAAGTGTGAAAGCTCCAGGCGTTCAAATGACTTGGGAGACTACCACTACAGATACCGATCAAGGAGCCGGAAAAGTTTGGGCTAATAATGCAACATTGTCTTCAGCATCTGTACTATATTTTGATGATGTAGAAAAGAGTGGTGTTAGTATTAATGCACTAATTGATTCTCTTGATGATCCAACAACAGATAATAGTGCAACAATTTATATACAAGAAGCTGGTTCTAGTTCCGCAGGTGTGGTTTACAAAGTCAATGGTGCCGTTACAAGTGCCAGTACGTATTCTAAAGTTGCCGTAAGTCATCAAGCTACGTTTGGAACTCTTGTAGATGGGGATACTGTAGGAGTTATCTTCGCTTTTTCAGGTGATGACGGCTCAATGAATAGCTTCACTATGTCTGATGGATCAACAACACAAACGATAGAAAACGGAAATACTCAAACGTTTGCTGCTGGTGAAGGCTTAGACGTTGCTGTAACGGCTACAGATACTGTTACTTATAGCGCCGAGGACGCGAGTGCTACCAATAAAGGTGTCGCTGAACTGGCTACCACCGCCGAGACGGTTACAGGAACCGACACTGGCCGAGTTGTCACGCCAGCAGGACTTCATGGCGCTTTGGCTGGCTTAACCGATACAACTATCGTAGCCACAGACCAAATAGTTTTCGCAGACACAAGTGATAGTAATGCTCTAAAAGAAGACACAGTTCAAGGAATTCTCGATCTGGTTTCGGTTAATAACGGCAACTGGTCAGGGACAGACTTGTCGGTTGCAAATGGCGGCACCGGAGCATCCACTCATACATCCAATAATGTTTTAGTCGGCAACGGAACCTCTGCGATTGCTTCCGTAGCACCCTCGTCAAGTGGAAATATTTTGACCTCTAATGGCTCGGCATGGACAAGTGCAGCCCCTGCTGGCGGTGGCCCTTCTCAGGCGAACCAAGCAGCGATAGAGGGTGAAACTAATGAAGATACTTATATCCCGCCTGATCTGCTCAGACACGGTCCCGGTGTGGCAAAAGCTTGGATTGACTACAACCAAGGCAGCAACGCTATTGACGCTTCGTACAATGTGACATCTGTGACCGATAGCGCGACAGGCGTCTTCACAGTAACGTGGAATACTGACTTTTCCACCGCAAATTATGCTGTTGTAGGTACGAGTGGAGATGAGAGCATATACGGTTACGCTGGCATGTATCTGTACATTAATAC